AGCTGAATAAACTTTCTTCGGCGATCGTAAAGAGCTATGACGTTATCTGCTTGGAAGATTTGCAGGTAAAGAATATGGTCAAGAACCATACCTTAGCTCAAAGTATTTCCGATGCCAGTTGGTCAGCGTTCACCAGACAGTTAAGCTACAAAGCAAAGTGGCATGGCAAAGAAGTAGTAAAAATCGACAAATTCTTTCCGTCGAGCCAAACTTGTCATGTATGCGGACATAGAAATAAGGGCACGAAGCATTTAGGTGTCAGAACATGGATATGCCCCAACTGCCACACGGAACATGACAGAGACATAAACGCCGCTGTCAATATTCTGCATGAAGGATTGCGCATTCTAAAAATAGCTTAAAATAGCTTAAATAACATATGAAAGAACCGTAGGAACTACGGGGATAGCCTAGGAAATGAGTTTTCATTAGAGAACTGTCACTAGGAACCCTGCGACTTTAGTTGTAGGAGGTTCAGGAATTCCATGCAGGTAGTGAGTGACGCAGAACTTGACGCCATCGACGCCAAGGCTTGGTATCTTGCCGCGGATCCGTCCCTCATGGATACCATTGAGGTCACCTACCTTAACGGGAATCAGTCGCCAACGATTGAAAGTCAAATTGCCTTCGATACGCTCGGCATTCGCTATCGTATCTATATGGACTATGGCGTCACAGTTCTTGACACCAAGGGACTTTACAAAAACGCAGGCAAATAAGGAGGTTTTGACATGGCAAAAGCAGTTTACATTAATAGGGGCGACACAGTAGCCTATACAGCGACAGCAAAGGCAGTCGCTTACCATGATGTCGTAGCCTTCACGGGCGGTATCGGCGTCGCGGTGCAGGATATCCCAAAGGATACCACCGGTACGGTTGCTATTGTTGGAGCGTTCGCCCTTCCGAAGGCAACCGGTGAAATTAAGCAAGGCGCAGCAGTTTATTACAAGGAAGAAGACGGCAACATTGTCGCAGCATCTGGCGCTGGCGCTGTTCCGGCGGGCGTTGCCTTGGAGGCGGCGACGGCAGATGCAACGTCCGTTGTCGTTCGCATTGGCTGATTTTAAGACGCTTGCAGCTGACGATATCCTCGATGTGTTTCTTGCACTGGATGCGTTCGCCGATACGCATGAAATCGGGATGGAAGCCGCGCCGGGCGGGGCGTTTTCCTATCGTACGATTCCCTGCGTCATACAAAGTCCGACAGAGCAGAAGCGCTTTCAAGCAACAGAAAAGTATGATGGCTTTGAAGTCACACACGGTGAACTTTTTATCCTGCATGCCAAGAAAGAGGATTTCGGGGAAGCTCCCGTAGAAGGTGCAGCGATGACCATTGACGGCGTCTATTGTATCGTCGCCTCCTCCATTGAGGATATGGGGATGCTGTCGGTTACGCTGCATAACAGCCATGCACAAAGGGGGCGCGGGTATGTCTATTGAAATCACCTTGACAGGCAGTGAACATCTAAGGCAAGCGTTAAGTCAACTCGACATGGGTATGTTCCAAAAGGTTGTACGTGCGTCCGCAAAACGTGCGGCAACCGCAGCAAGGACTACGGGCGCCAAAAGTATACGCAGCATATATACAATAAAATCAGGGGATCTAAAGAGCCGTGCGAGCATTCAGGCAAACGGAGAAGGGGCAAGGCTCCGTATTCGTGGCAGTATGGAAAACATCACAAAATATTCCGCTAGACGAAACAGCCGCGGGGTATTTGTGACCGTGAAACGCGGCAACAGGGCGAAGGTACCGCGCGGGTTTACCATCGGCGGGCGCTTTGTTGCGCGTCGAGGCAAGGAACGCTACCCGCTCCGTGGTATCTATGGTCCCGCTGTACCTCAGTTGTTTGGAAATCCAGAGGTGATGGACGCAATGCAAGAGCGCGCTGGAGAAATCTTTGAAACGCGCGTCATGCATGAAATCTCCTATCGGTTAGGGGGGTGATCGCATGACGCCTTTAGACTGCGCCAAGGGATTAGCGGATTATCTCCGTGAACAATTTAAGGTATACAGCGAAACGGCAACCTATACGATGAACGGCACGGAAACAAGAAAGCCGGTCGATGTTTACGCAGGCTTTCTGCCGAGGGCGTCAAGAAGGGAAGACATGCAAGCGTTATGCCCTGCTATTGTTTTACGGCCGGACACGATCGAAGACGGCGCGGAAGGTTCAAGCGTATCTCTCGTTGCCTATGCTACGGTATATGACGAAGATATGCGGCGCGGCAGTGATTCTCTGTACCATATGGTGGAGCTGATTCGCTTTCTGCTGCTTTCAGAAAATCCCGTATGCGACCGATGGCAAATAAAACCCGGGATGAAAATCACCGTTCCCGATGACCAGCCATTCCCGCAATGGTTAGGGGTGGTTGAATTTGAAGTCATCCTTCCGGAACCGATATGGACACCTAGAAGCATAAATGGTGAGGTGCTATGGAAAAGGAAAGAGACACGCAGCAGGCGGAAATGACACCGCCCGCCGAAACTAAGGAGCCGAAGACGGAACGAATATCACCGATGATTTACATCGGGCCTTCCTTCCGCGATCGTATGCTCCAAACCTACAGTATCGCGGCAGAGGGTATCCCGACAGAATACCGAGGTACCGTCTACGAGAAATTATTTGTGGCGCCGAAAGACCTGCACGAAGCGCGCTTAGCTATTGCGCGGAAAGGCTCAATGCTCCATACCTTCTATTTGCAGGCGCTTAGGGAACACAAAAGCAGTGAATGAGTAAAGGGGGTTTCACTATGGCATATTTCCACGGCGTGAAAGCGTCGGAAATTGCGACAAGCGTCATTGCAACGGTGCAAACGACAGCGGGCTTACCGGTCGTCTTCGGAACGGCGCCGGTTCATCTTACGAAGAATCCTTCAAAGTATGTGAACAAGCCGGTAATCTGCTACAGTTGGGATGAAGCGGTTCAGGCTATTGGGTATCATCATAATTGGGACAAGTACACGCTCTCGGAAGCGATGTATACGGAGTTCAAGCTTTATGCGGTGAATCCCATCGTGTTTGTCAACGTTCTTGACCCAAAGAAACACAAAAGCACGAAATCGGCGCAAACCTACGAAGTAACAGCGAATAAGGAAGCCATTATTCAGGAAGCCGTGCTGAAAGATACGCTTGTTGTCGAGGGCGGGGCGCTGGGTACCGACTATACAGCTGCTTTTAATGACGATGGGGAACTTGTCATCGGTATCATTAAGGGCGGCGCGCTGGACGCTGCACAAAATATCAAAGCTAGTTTCTCCTTCGTTGATACGTCGCTCGTCCATGAGGATGACATCATCAATTCTTTCGAGGAACTCGATAAAATCTATGGGCGTTTTGGCATGGTGCCGGGCATTGTCGCCGCACCGGGCTATTCCGAAAAGCCGACCGTCGCCGCCGTCATGCAGGCAAAGGCGCTGAACATCGATAATCTTTTCCGCTGTATTGTGTTGGCCGATGTCGATACAGCAAAGGTAACCTCTTATCAGGATGTGAACGAATGGAAAAACAAGAATGGCTATACGGGCAATAATGAGGTTGTCTGTTTTCCCTGTGTTCGTAGTGGTGACATGCTTTTCCATATGTCAACGCACATCATGGGCATTATCGGCGTGATGGATCAGGCGAATACCGATGTGCCGTACGAATCGCCGTCTAACAAGGATATGCATATTACCGGCATGTGTCTTAAGACGGGCGAGGAAGTCAATCTGACACATTCACAAGCGAACCTGTTGAATTCGCAGGGCATCATGACGGGCTTGAACTTTATCGGCGGTTGGAAATCTTGGGGCAACTATACCGGCGCATTCCCTGGCAAGAGCGATGTCAAAGATACGTTTATTTGTGTTCGCCGCATGTTCGATTGGCAGTATCAGACATTTATTCTGAACTACTGGCAGAAAGTAGATCAGCCGCTGATGCCGCGCCTTGTTCGCACGATTGTTGACAGTGAACAGATTCGCTTGAACGGACTTGTCTCGCGTGGTTTCCTGCTTGGCGCCTCTGTCCTATTCCTTGAAGAAGAAAATCCGACGACGGACTTGCTAGCGGGTATCATTCGTATTCACACAAAGATTACACCGCCGGTACCTGCGCAGGATATCGAGGATATCATTGAGTATGACGTTAACAATTTCACGGCACTATTCGACAACTAAAGGGGTGACAAGATATGCCAAAGACGCCCGAGATGATCAATGACGCGCGCGCCTATATTAACGGCAGTGCAGATTTCTATCCGACGACAGAGCTAGAACTACCAGAAATTGAATCATTAACCGCAGATATTGAGGGGGCGGGACTATCCGGGAAAATTGAAGCTCCTGTCGAAGGTCAGATCGATTCGATGGAAGCGAAAATCACGATGCGCGTTCCAACTGCACAAGGCATGACACTTATCGCCGGCCGTCCGATCACGTTAGATGTATATGCAGATATTCAGCGGTTTGATGCAGGGGCAAACGCCTATAGTCATAGTCAGATGCGTTCGGCTATGCGCGGCCGTATAAAATCTGTGAAGCCGGGTTCCCTTAAGCGCGGCGAAACGACAGACAGTGAATTCACGATAGAAGTGCACTATCTTAAGATTGAGTATGACGGGAAAACGACCGTTGAGATTGACAAATTCGGTTATAAATGTGTGATTGACGGGGTCGACCTCCTGCGAGAAGTACGCGCAAATATTGGCATGTGAGAAAGGAAATAGAGCATGACGGATGAGAAAAAGAACGATGTTTCCGTTTTGGAACCTGCCGAAGTCATTGACGAGGCCAATGTCATTAAGCTGAAAAAACCGCTTGAAAACGGCGTTGACCGCGTGGTTTTCAATTGGGACAAGGTGACAGGTTTTACCCTTACGAAGTGTTATGAGAGAGCCAAGAAGAAAGAGCCGGCAATGACGATTCCTTCAACCTCTATGGTTTATCAGGCGGCCGTTGCGGCCGCGGCAAGTGGTTTGCGCTATGATGATATTCTTTCCCTTTCAGGCTCTGACTTCATCGCCGTCACGATTAAGGTACAAAGTTTTTTGCTCGATACGGGGAACTAAGTGACATTAAAGTCTCTGCTTTGCGCATGGCGAAATACAGCTATACATCGATAGAGTATTTTTTATCCTTGCCCCTTGCAGAATTCAAAGACTGGGCGCAGATCATCAACGCGGAAATACAGCGAGAAAACGAAGACCTAAAGAGAAAGACGCCAAAAGCTAAATAGGGCGTCTTCTTTTGTTGAAAAGGCGGTGAACAGTGTATGGCTGGGCGCATCATGGAGCTTGCGCTTGAAATAAAAGGAAAAATCGACAGGGCGATCCCGGAATCCTTAAGAAATGCCGCCTCAAGCGTGGCAGACCTAGACCGCAGGCTTGCACAATTGCGCGGTTCATCGGCGAGTATTGACGCTTTCGCAAGGCAGGCGGCAACCGTTCGAAGGCTGTCTAACGAATTCAGGCAAGCGCAAACCGCCGTACGGGCAGCAGCACAGGCCATGCGGCAACAGGGCGGCGCAACACGTGAATCGCAAGCCGCCTATACAGCGGCACAAAATAGAGTCCGTTCCCTTAGCCAAGCGCTAACAGAGGAACGCGCGCGCCTGCAACAGACCAGCGCGGCACTTCGAGCCGCAGGCGTTGATACAACACATCTTGCCAGTGAACAACGCAGACTACAAGCAGAATTAACACGCACACAAGCCGCAAGAGGCAACAGGCAAAATGCGGCGGCGGCACGTGGTCGAAGAGATGACGCAAGCGCAAAACTAGCCGCCGCAACCATCAATTTTCAAGGCGGCATGGACATTATGAAGTCCATCACTTCCCCGCTTGTTGAGGCTACAAAGAGTGCGATCAAGTTTGAATCCGCTATGGCGGATGTTCGAAAGGTCGTTGACTTTGACAGTCCGCAACAGTTCAAAGAGATGGGAAACGATATCTTAGCCATGTCACAGCGGCTCCCTATGGCGGCGAATGATATAGCTAAGATTGTCGCCGCGGGCGGGCAAGCAGGCATCGCCAAGGAAGGACTGCTTGAATTTGCCGAATCTGCTATTAAGATGGGAATCGCTTTCGATCTAACGGCAGAGCAGGCCGGCGATATGATGGCGAAATGGCGAACAGCTTTCCACATGAACCAAGATGAAGTCGTTTCGCTTGCCGATAAAATCAATTATTTGGGGAATACGACATCGGCATCTGCTCCAAAGATTTCGGATGTTGTGACGCGTATCGGACCTCTCGGTGAGATTGGCGGTGTTGCGTCAGGTGAAATCGCGGCACTAGGCGCGGCAATGGTTTCTACTGGCGTTGAGTCAGATGTTGCCGCAACCGGTATCAAAAACCTCATTCTAGGTATGACAGCTGGCGCAAGCGCTACGAAAACACAGCAAGAGGCGTTTCAAAAGCTAGGCTTTTCGGCAACCGATATGGCGAAACGTATGCAGACAGACGCAAAAGGTGCCATCCTTGACCTCATGAAAGCGATTAAGAAGTTGCCTGCTGAAGAACAAGCCGCTACATTAAATGACCTATTCGGGAAAGAATCTATCGGTGCTATTGCGCCGCTGCTTTCAAACTTAGATACATTGGCGGAAGACCTGCATAAAGTAGGCGATGCTAGTTTATACGCTGGCAGTATGAATCAAGAAGCTGCCACTCGTATGGAGACAACGGAAGCCAAGCTGCAGCAATTCAAGTCAAGCGCTGAGGCTGTTGGTATAACCGTTGGACAGGTGCTATCTCCTTATATTGCAAAGATTGCGGTAGCATTAACGCCTGTTGTACAAGGATTCGCCCAATGGGCACAACAGAATCCGGGACTTGTCGCAACACTTGCCGCTATTGCCGCTGCTATTGCTGTTATTGTAACAACACTGCTGGCTATCTCCATCGCCGTTGCGGGGTTTAGCTTTATTTCCGCACAAATGGCGGTTTTTGCCGCTGCTGTCAGCCGCTTATCTGTTGTATTTACGGTACTGCGTACAGGTCTAACGCTTGCTGCTATCGGCTTTCGTATTCTCACCGCCGCCATGATGGCGAATCCTATTGGTTTTGTCGTTGGGCTTATTGCTATATTGGTCAGTGTCCTCATCTACCTTTGGAACACAAACGAGGGCTTTAGAGCGGCGGTATTAGCTGCATGGGAAATGATTCAGTCTAAAATCGGAGCTGTCCTTGGTGTCATGTTCGGTGTCGTTGGCCTTCTTATTTATTTGTGGAATACTAACGAAGGATTTAGAGCCTCTGTTCAAGCGGCATGGGCGGCAATTCAAGCGGCTGTTGCGACGGCTGTTGCGGCTATCTCAGCCGGTTGGGATTCCTGCATGGCTGCTCTTTCGGCGGCATGGAATTCGGCTGTACAAGCTGTCCATAGTGCACTTAGTTCTATCGAGGCAAGGGTTTCGAGTGCAGTTGCGACAATTCGGAGCTGGTGGGACAGCTTAACGGCCGCCTTGTCAAGACCGATTAATGCCGTCGTTAATATCTTTAAAAGCGGCGGCGGTGATACGGAACATCTGGCAAGCGGCGGCATTTTCAATAGGGGCGCCTTCTTAACGACCTTTGCTGAAGACAGTCCTGAAGCGGCAATTCCTCTTGACGGCTCTGCACGCGCTCTATCGCTATGGCAGCAAGCCGGTCAAATGTTGGGCGTCATGCCGCAAGGCGGCGCAAGCGAAAGCAGAAGCGCCGGCGTAAGCAGTAAAGCTTTAGGCGTTATGCCGCGTGGCAACGTTAATACTATACCAACAGAACCGCGGAAGATATCCGTTGCCCCATCCAATAGAGGCGGCTCGTTTACAATGGAGTTTTCCCCTACGATTACAATTTCAGGCGGGGCGGACGCAAACACGGCAAATATGATCCGGCAGGCACTGGAAGAGCAAGCGCAAAAGTTCAAGCAGGAACTGCCGCGTATGTTACGAAGCATCCAAGCAAACGAAAGGCGCTTATCCTATGAATAGAACGATATACAGCACAATGCAAGGGGATATGTGGGACAGCATCGCCTATAAAGTATATGGCAACGAACTGTATATGCATGCTCTGATAGAAGCGAATCAGAAATATAGAGACTTGTCCATCTTTCCCGCGGGCATCAAGCTTAACCTGCCTAAAATAAGTAAGGGCTCCACCCGAGCCGTACCGCCATGGAAACGGTGATGAAGAATGTCCGTATTTGATACCTTGCAGAAATGGCAGGGAGAATTACCCCCCTCAACCTACCTGTCCCGCCGCGCTTGGTGTGAAGTCAAGTACACGCCAAAAGGCGAAACGGAAGAAAAAGATATATCCGAAGAGCTTATGAAGTATTTGTTGTCGGTAGACTACACCGATAACATGACGGATCAGGTCGATGATGTTTCTCTTACCCTTGAAGACCGTGCAGAACTGTGGGCAAATGATTGGTATCCAGCGCCGGGCGCAAAGGTGAAGATTACCTTCTTCGTCTTAGGGCGTAAGAGCGTCACGGATGGCGTGGAAACATTCGAAGTAGGTACCTATGAGGTAGACCAGATTGAGCTGCAGGGAATGCCAACCACGGTTGAGGTCAAAGCAGTAAGCACTGAGGCAGAATCAACCTTGCGCGGGGAAAAGAAAAATAGAACATGGGAAAATATCACGGTCAAGGCTGTTGCTGAAGATATTGCCAAACAGAATAACTTAACGGTCGCTTGGCATTGTCAAGACAATCCTACCCTAGACCATACGGAACAATCCGACGAATCCGATTTAGAATTTCTGAAAAAGGTAGTGAAAGACGCCGGCTTTTGTCTAAAGATTGAAACACAGCGCGTGATTATTTTTGACGAACAAGAACAGGAAAAAGGCGACCCCGCAATTATTTTTTACCATCCCGGCACGAAGGATCAGCAACAACAAGACGAACAGCAGACCGGCGGCGATAAAAAGAAAGAGGTTGACAGCTTTTTTTCTTACAAAATTACAGCCAAAACGCGCGATGTCTATAGTTCTTGTCACGTCCGCTACAAAGACGGCAAAAAGGGCACTGTCATCGAAGGTACTTTCAAAGCACCAAATCGCGACAAGGGAAAGACGCTTGAAGTGAATGAGCAGGTGAAGGATACCGCCGAAGCAGAAAGGCTTGCCAAAAAGCGCCTAAGGGAAAAGAACAAGGAAGAGTTAACCGCGAACTTTTCCCTATACGGCGATTTTATCTATGCGGCGGGTATGCTTGTCGAGCTAAAGAATTTTGGCAAGGCAAGCGGGAAATATATTATCACGAAGGTACAGCATGCAATATCCGGCGGTTATACGTGTTCAATCGATATGAGGAGGTGTCTGGATGGATATTGAACCGAAGACCAAGCAAGCCTTAGAAAACATGTTTTTTTACGGCGTTGTTTGTGAACAGAATCCGACGGCAGGGACAGCGCGTGTAACACGGGAGGATAAAGAAGGCAAGGTGACCGCTGAACTGATGGTATTGCAGCGTGGTACAAAGTCAACGAAAGACTTTTATATGCCTGCTATCGGGGATCAAGTTCTATGTGTACAGACACCGAACTTTTCAGGCAAGGGCACCGGTGACGGGTTTATCTTGGGCGCGTTCTACAGCAATATAGATCCGCCGCCGAAAGACGCCGCGAATAAAACGCGCGTGCTGGATCATACGGGCGATGTTATCTGGCGCATAGGCGGCAAGCTTTCCATCCACGCGGGCACGCTCGACATTGTAGGCGGCGGCGATGTAGTGGCAAGCGGCATTTCCCTAAATAGCCATGTCCATGGCGGCGTTGTCCCGGGCGGCGGAACTACGGCGGGACCACAATAAGGGGCGATATATATGTATATAGGGTATATGGGGGATGTTGTATTTTTGGCGTCTTCCCATTACTTTTTAACGCCTTCGAACACGGAACGAAGCACGGCGGGGCGCTGGCAAGACCATGAGCTCATTTATAAAAAGCCGGTCAGTGAATTTTTAGGTGCAGACCTGCAAGAAATGAGCTTTGACCTATTCCTCTCCAAGCAATACGGTATAGACCCTAAAAAGCAGTACGAGGAACTAAAAACCATGTGCGAGACGGGCGCTGTTTTCCCTTTGATATTGGGCGGGCACCCGGTAAGTCAAAACTATTGGACGCTAAGAAGTTTGTCGCTTTCGGATGTGTATTACACGCCAACAGGGAAAATGCACACAGCGAAAGTATCCGTCAAACTCAAGGAATACGACGACAGCAACTATACAGAGGAAAAGACAAAAGTAGATCTTTATGGCTCAATTGGCAATGCCATCACGGGCATCTTCTAAGAAAGGCGGCGATTTATTGGCCTATATTGTCACAGTTAAGGATTTGAAGCGAATTAACTTTGCACCGTCTTCGGTCGTTGAGGAAGTACTTCAGAATGTGCGGACACTGTTAAACACGATTCGAGGGGAAGTCGTTCTCGATCGTGCCTTTGGTATGCCTGCCGATATCGTTGACATGCCTATACAAAAAGCACAAGCGGCCTTGTCAAGCGCCATCTTCACGCAGATAAAACGGTATGAGCCGCGCGCAACAGTCGTTCAAATAAGCTTTAAAGGCGACGTGAGCGGTAAATTAGATCCCGTTGTAGAGGTAAGAATCCATGAGACTGAGTGAGTTACCGAACATCGACTTTGTAAATGTCGATACCGAAACGGTTGAGAAATCTGTCTTCACTGCATATCAAAACATCACAGGAAGAACACCCGCCTTAGCGGATCCTATACGGTTGTTCCTGCTGTTTATTGCCGATGTGCTCGTTCAAATGCGAAATAACTTGAATTACACGGGCAAGCAGAACCTTTTGAAGTATTCCGAGGGCGATAATTTAGACAATCTAGCCGCTCTTGTTGGTGTCACACGCAATCAGGCTACAGCGGCGTATACTTCCTTAAGGGTTACCCTTTCGGCGTCCCTAGGCAATGAAGTCGTTGTTCCAGACGGAACGCGCGTTGCAACGCAAAACAATATTAAGTTTGCGACAAGTGAAGACCTCATTATCCCCGTAGGCGAAACAGAGGGTATCGTACATGCGATATGCACAGAAATCGGCGCTGTTGGAAATAATTTTAAGGCGGGCGAAATCTCAAATATTGTAGACCCCATCGCCTATGTTGCAAAAATGGTCAATACGACAATGTCTGAAGGCGGCGCAAATACCGAAAGCGATAATTCCCTAAGAGAAAGAACCTTCGAGGCGCCTGAACATTTTTCAACAGCAGGGCCACGCGGTGCCTATGAGTATTGGACGTATACCAGCAGTTCACTTATAAAAGATGTCTCTGCTACCTCGCCTACGCCGGGCGTCGTGCAAATCGTGCCCCTCCTTGAAGGCGGCGTGATACCCGGACAGGAAATTTTAACGCAGGTAGAAAAGACCTTAAGCGCCTCCAAGGTTCGCCCGCTAACCGATAAGGTAATCGTGAAGGCTCCCGTATCGGTTGGCTATGACATAGATACAAGCTATTACATTGACAAGGAAGCAGACGCGTCACTCGTACAAGAAAAAGCAGCGAAGGCGGTGACTTCGTACGTTACATGGCAAAAGTCCCGTATTGGGCGGGATATCGTACCCTCTAAGCTAATACAGCTTTTGATGACGGTTGATGGCGTGAAACGTGTTGATGTCATAGCCCCAACTTTTACGCCTGTTAGCGGCGATTCTGTAGCGCAAGAGGGAACTATAAATGTGAGGATGGCAGGGAGTGAAGAGCCGTGAAGCGCGTCGATTACAACATTGCCGAGCATCTCCCCCTATCCATAGACAAGAAGAATCTGCATGAGGTCGCCGAAACGATTGACCGATGTCTGCGAGAGCTTGACGCTCTCACGGAACTTGTCGGGATATATCCTCATATGGATTCCTTATCCTCTGCTTTTATTGATGCTTTAGCGATTCAATTTCACGTTGATTTCTATAACCGCGCATACCCCTTGGCGGTACGGCGCGCGCTGGTGAAAAATTCGATTCGATGGCATGCCATTAAGGGGACGCGAGCGGCAGTTGAGCAGGTCATAACGACGATTTGGGGCGACGCTGAGGTTTCTGAATGGTTTGAGTACGGCGGGGAGCCGTATTTTTTCCGCGTCCGTTTGTTGGTGAATGATGGGCAAATTGACATACAGCGAATCGATGAACTATACCGCGCCATTGAAATGACGAAGAACTTGAGGTCTTGGATTGACCGCCTTATCTTGCGCCTGGAACTAAAAACAGAAGTGAAAATAGGCGTTGGGGTTTCTGTTCGGCGGCAAGTCGATCTATACCCTGCAAAGAATCGGGGCGGTATCGGGCATATGCCGCTTTATGTCGCCGATGTCGTCACCACACATAAAACGTTTGAGACATTCCCTGCCATAGGGGAAGGCGCGAATACGCAAGCACGCCATTTCTTCGGTGCAGGGGTGAATATATTTAAGGGGGTAATACTACCGTGAGCAATTGGAGCAGTGGAATCATCACCGCGCGCGGACTCGCCTTACAAGCAAAGGTTGAATCCGGGCAAACGAAACTTGAATTTACAAAAATGAAGCTTGGTACAGGGGTAAGCCGTGCGGAAGATGTCACCGGTTTTATCGACCTGAAAGAACCAAGGGAAACGCTGAAGATAACCAGCGTGAGCATCAATGATGACAGTTCTGTTCGGGTAATGAGTGTACTCGATACCTCAACCATTGACCGCGCCTTTGAAGCGCGTGAACTTGGTCTCTTTGCGAAAGACCCGGATATCGGCGATATCCTATACGCAGTCAATCTGGACAGCACGCCGGATACGGTTATCAACCGAAATGCCGCCGCGCATGAAACGATTGAGTATGCTATGAACATCGTTATTAGCAATGCGGAAAACGTTGTCATCAACGTGAATCCAGAGGGGCTTGTGACGAATAACGTTTTTGAAAACACCTTTGGCATTGTTAAGCGTGTACATTTCTACCGGGAAGGGGATTTGCTATACGACAAGAGTTTTGCACGGCATGACTTCCGTCTTCGTTGTATTCGTTCGGGGACAACAGACGAACCCCTGCTTGATTTATCCCATGCGAAAATTGGCGACATCATTGAAGATGGCACAGTCCAATGGAAGGTAGTGAGCCTGCAAGCAAGCGACGATGTCGGAAGTTATGTATCATTAGATACGGCAAGCACCATAGACTTTTCCCTTGGTTATGACACGCAAGGCGTATATATGATTACGCCGGATGCCTAAAAGGAGGCATAGATGAAGACTTATATCGCGACAGAAAACACACAAGGCGAAATCCGCGACTTGCTAAAGAACATTAAGCAGACGTTCACTGATGGCGGGCTTGGCACACCACCACATCTCACTATAAATACCCCGATCGGATGCACGGTGACGGTATCGGACGGACAAACAACAGTGACGCCGAAAGAGATTACCTCGGGCGTATGGCATACAAATCTACCGCATTTAGGAACATGGGAAGTCACCACGGCGAAAGAAGGACGTTCGAACAAAAGAAAGGTTCACGTCGAAGAAGTCAAGGACTATACCATTGCGACATCGCAAGGTGTTCGCTATGGCTATCGGATCAAAAAGACGGAGGGCAATCCTTCGGCGCGCGTTGAATATCTCTATGACGCGGTAGGGCTGCGCCCCGCTAAAATGAATTTTACGGCAGGGGCGCTCGGCGATGGCAGGTATGG